TATTTGTTGTGGGGTGGTGAGGAGATGTTCCGTTGGACTGAACGCAAATTGTCAGCGAGTAAATTTGCCATCCAAGACGAGGAGAAACGAATCGTTACTGGTGCAGCGATGATTGCTGATCTACCCATCTATCGAAGGGATGATGTTCGTGGTGAATACTATGTTGTATTTGACAAAGAGAGCATCTTCAAGATTGCTAAAAAGTGGGCAAGGGGCAACAAGTACGATGCCGTGAACACTCACCACAAAACTCCAATCGCTGATGGCGTGAGCTTGTTTGAATCATACATCATTGACCGACAAAGGGGCGTGATGCCACCGATGGGATTTGAGGAGGTTGCCGATGGTTCGTGGTTTGTTTCATACTTGATTGACAACGATGAAGTGTGGGCAAAAGTGAAGTCAGGCGAGTTCAAAGGATTCTCCGTTGAAGGTGTTTTTGACTTTCCCGTTGATGCTGATGAACAACTGATTGAGCAAATGAAATCAATCCTTAGCCAATGGAATGGCAAATAAAATTGCAACACTTACAACTAAAAACTAATTAATATACAAATGAACGCAAAAGAAACATTGAAAGAAATCCGCACAATGCTCGGATTCTCTGACGAAGAAATCAAAGTTGATATGGCAACCGCCACATTGACTGATGGAACTGTAATCACTTACGAAGGCGAATTGATGGTAGGAACTGCCATCTTCGTTCAAACTGCTGAAGGTGACATTCCAGCACCTGACGCAACTCACGAAGTTGAAGGTGGATTGTTGGTAACAACCGTTGGTGGAATGGTTACTGAAATCGTTGAACCTGAAGTTGAGATTGAAGTTGAAGCCGAAGAATTCGCAACCGTGTCTGCATTCAACGAAGTAGTTGCCAAGATGGAAACTGCAATCGCTGAATTGACTGCAAAGGTTGCAACATTGACTGCATCTAACAACAACCACAAAGAAGCAATGAGCAAAGCAATCGACTTGATCGAGAAAGTGGCTGACTTGCCTTCTGACGAACCAACAAAAGTACCCGTGTCTTCAAAAAAGAATGATCAGTTTGAAGCACTCAAAAGATTAAAAAACTCACTAAATAAATAAACTAAAACTATGGCATTTTCAGTCGGATCTCTCGTTAATTACAACAACGAACAATCAACAGATTTGTTGGTTAAAGCATTGTTCAGCGGTAAAACTGCTGCTGCGATGTACGCTGCTAACCAAGTGCAAGTAGGTGTTAAATCATCTGCTGCCTTGAACATCATCGCTTCAACTGTATTCTTTCAAGCCGATGGCTGCGGATACAATCCAAGTGGTACAACTACCTTTACACAACGTAACATCACCGTAGGTGCAGTTAAAGTTGAAGAAACTTTGTGTCCTAAAACTTTGGAAGCAAAGTGGATGCAAACACAAATTATGCCCGGTTCACCAACAATGATTCCTTTCGAGGAGCAGATTGGTAACGAGAAGGTAGCCGTGATTGCACAAACTTTGGAAACTGCTCTTTGGCAGGGTGATTCTGCAAGTGGTAATCCTAACTTAAGCCGTTTCGATGGTTTGATCAAGATTGTTTCAGGTGCATCTCCAACATTGGCAAACGCTCTTCCAACAACTTTCACAACCGTAACTGCTGCAAACATTGATGACATCTTGGATCAAATCTATGCAAACATCCCTGCTGCCGTTGCAACCAAAACTGACTTAGTTTGTTTCTTGGGTGTTGACGCTTACAAGTTGATGTTGGTAAACTTGAAGAACGCCAATTTGTTTCATTATGTTGCTGATGCTGCAAGTGAAATGGAAATGGTTTATCCTGGTACTAATATGAAGTTGATCGCCGTTGGTGGTTTGAACGGAACAAACAAATTGTTCGCTGGTTCATTGTCTAACTTCTTCTTAGGAACTGACCTTGCAAACGAAGAGGAAATCGCAAAACTTTGGTACTCTGAAGATTCTGACGAAGTTCGTTTCCGTTTGACTTTCAAGTATGGTGTGCAGGTTGCATTCCCATCTGAAGTTGTTTATTTCACCCTTTAATCTGATATAGGATGCCTTGTTTATTAACATCAGGATTTACCCTTGATTGCAAAGAAGCAATCGGGGGTATCAAAAGCATCCACCTAATCAGTTGGACTGCATCAAAGTTTACCGTTGTTAGTGGTGTAGTAACTGCAACAACTGTGGTGAGTGGCGATGTGTACACTTACGAGCTACCGAAAGCAACCGGATCATTGACAAACACCACAAATGTTTCGATTGAGAACGGCACATCTTTCAACCAAGCTGACATTGCGTTCAAACTTCGCAGATTGTCAACAACCAAACGCAACGAGATGAAACTTCTTGCACAAGGTCGTTGTTATGCAATCGTGAAAACGAACAACGATGAGTATTGGTTGGCTGGTAAGGACTTGGGTTGTGATGTGACCGCAATGGTCAGCAACACGGGTACTGCAATGGGTGATTCTACTGGATATGAGGTAACTCTATCTGCAATCGAAGCCGAAGCACCATTCTTGCTTCAAGCATCGGTAGCAACTACATTAGGAATTTAAGTACGCTTGATTCATAGAGAGAGGGGGTGGGCATTGCTCACCCTTTTTTGTTACATAAAAAGTGAATCGCTATTTTGTATAGATGTTGGTAATTAATAAACTGCAAACCAAGTTTTGGTACTTGACTTTGACCGAGAAAGCAAGTGCAGCATCGTATGTATTTACCTTCACTCACCGACAAACGGAAACCGTATTGACAAGAACCTTGACCGATGTATCAACTCAAACTGAGAGATACAACAAATTTCAATTTATTGAAGGTACAACGGGAACACTCTTGGAAGGAGAACACGAATATAGTGTAAGCACAAGCGGTGGAATTCTTTGTGAAATCGGTATCTTAAAAGTAGAAACAACATCAAGCGTGACACAATACACTCCAACTTTAATAGAAAAAATACACACAATATGAGCAATTCAACAAGCATTATTGCTGGTGGAGATGGTTTTAAGTACCACTCTACTTCAACCGTTACGGGCGTGGGATACTCCGCTTTGGTAGTACAAGAGAACACGGTATTCACATCTTTCTCAGTAGACGGAACAAATGTTCTATCTGCTCGTGGAATGACTTCCGTGACCTTTCAACAAGGTGCATATCTTCCAGGTGGTGGCGCAGGTAAAATCACGGGATTCGTCATCTCTTCAGGTTCTGTAATCGGATACTAAAATGAGAATGGGAATCGGTATCGGTATCGGAATCAATCGCAGTCAGTATTTGAATGCGGTGAGTACACGCCAATGGCAGACAATCACCGAGAATTGGGAAACTATTAACGAATTTTGGAATTTATAAACTATGGGAACTTCTTTAACTGGGTTAACACCCTCGACAACATACGATGCCTTGATAAAGGTAGGCGATAACGGACCGTTAAGCGCAACGGCAAAAGTATTAAGCGATGGATTAGGCAATGATTCGGTTCTTGCTTTGTCAACTACTGCGGTAGGCATAGGCACGAGTACGCCTGCTGCTAAATTAGACGTAAATGGAGGCAGTATATTTCGCGGTAGTATTTCGGGTTTTGGTGGTGGCGAGGTTCTTTTGAATGCGGGAAATAATAGCCAAGTAGGATTCTCAACTAATGGTACTGGTTCGTGTGAGATGTTTTTTGACCAACGCGGTACTGCTAATGGTATTTTTAACTTTCGTGATACCACTGCTACACGAATGACAATAAACGCAGGCAACGTAGGCATCGGCACAAGTGCGCCTAACTATTCTTTGCAAATCAATAGTTCCACGACTACTACTCGTTTGCAAATTACAAATAGCACTACGGGTACGGGAGCAGCAAACGGACTACAAATCATTCAAGGTGGCAACGATACTACGTTCAGTCAGAAGACAAACGGCTTTATGTCTTTTGAAACCAATAACGTAGAGCGTGTTCGTGTTACTGCAAACGGCTTAACATTCAACGGCGACACCGCAGCAGCCAACGCCCTTGATGACTACGAGGAGGGTACTTGGACTATGGGGCTTAGTTTTGGTGGTGGAACTACGGGTATTACTTATGTAAATCGCACTGGAAGATACACTAAAATTGGTAGACAAGTTACCGCAAGTGGATATGTGGCTTTGTCAAGTAAAGGAAGTTCTACGGGTGATGCTGAAATAACTGGATTACCATTTACAAACGCATCTGTTCCTGAAGGACTTGCTCCAGTTATATTGAGATATGATAATGTTTCTTTTACAAACGCATTTCAAGGTTTTGTAAATACAGGTTCAAATAGCATTTTATTGGGAGAAATTACAATTTTGGGTTCTGTATCAAATTTAACAAATGCTGATTTTCAAAATGGAAGTTCAGTAATGGTATCAGTTACTTATAGCGTATAAACTTAAAAAATAAAAATCATGATAGAAGAAATAATTTACATCAGCGGTTTCAATGTAAACGCTGACGGCTCGATTGAAGTTCGGAAAACTACCGACGTAACAAAAGATGGCGTTGTAATCGCATCAAGTTTTTGGCGTGGTGTGTTAGCAGTAAATGACCCAAGTGCCGATGAGGTATTAGGCGTTGATACTTACTATGCTAACATCGCAACTTACACTTGGACAATTTGCCCCGTTCCCGTTGTTGAAGAAGCAACCGAAGAAGCACCAAGCGCGTAATGGAACATTTGCAACAACGATTAGAGCAACTCAAACAACAAGAAGCGAGTTTGTTGATGCAACTTGATGAAGTTAAGGTTCTTATCAATGCGTATGAAAACACATTGAAACCAAATGCAACGAGTGATGAAGCACTTTGATAACGACACGACGGCAGGTATTGCAACGGCTATTTCGGGCAGTTCTGCCGTCCTTCATTTTGCAAACACTTGGCAACCTTTGTTTGCACTTATTTTGGCTCTTGTTGGTATTGTGTCGGGTTTGTTTGCGATTCGTTACTACGCTAAGAAAATCGATGCGATAGATGGCAAAGGCAACTAATACAACCACGTTTAGAGCAAAGCCAAAGAATAAACTTGGCAGACATACCAAACACATCAACAAGCACAAGTCGTGGAAAGCAAAAAGAGGACAAGGTTAAAAGGTTATTTTGAACCTACACCGAAACGATTTCGAGTGCTTGGTGATTCCATTGCCGGTGCATCCTTGTTTGTTGCCAGTTTGAATCTTGATCATCCACAAGTGATGTTGGCAATCGGCATTGCTGGAGGAGTTGGAAAGTTGATCACAAACTTCTTTACGGATGAAGCTTAAACAAGTTGCGTTCAATGGATACTACAAAGAGGAATGTCCAAAGTCACAAATCTACTTGCATCATACTGCTGGAGGTGGTGACGGAGTTGCAACATTTAAGTTTTGGGATGCTGATGTCACAAACATCGCAACGTGCGTTGCGATAAGTCGCACGGGTGAAATCTTGCAAGGATTCTCATCTAAACATTGGGCGTATCATTTAGGATTAAAGACATCGCACTTTCAAGGAGTGCCATTCATCAAACTTGACAAGACATCCATCGGTATTGAGATTTGCAATTGGGGATACCTGGTTGAGAAGAACGGCAAGTTCATCAATTATGTTGGCAAAGAAGTCAAAGATGTTTGCAAACTTGACAAGCCATACAAGGGATACACCTATTTTGAGAACTACACCAAAGAGCAAATCGCATCAGTCAAAGAATTGTTGTTGTTGTGGCGTGAGAAGTACGGCATTGACCTAACATATCACCAGGACATTTGGCAAGTTACCAAAAGAGCATTGTCAGGCAAGAATGGAGTGTTCACACACAACTCGGTACGAGCTGATAAAATTGATGTTTATCCGCATCCCGATTTGATTAGTATGTTGCAATCACTTTAAGTTGCTATTTACTTTCAATGATCTTCCAAAGAATCAACTTTCACGACAATGTCCTTCCAGTTTTCAAAGAAAACAAGGCGAAAGGATATGTGACTTTTGGTGCTGACAACTTATATCCCGATTTCCTGATTGAGTTATTCAACAAGTCACCCAAGCACAATGCCATCGTTTCATCCAAAGCATCGTATGTTGCCGGGATTGGGACAAAGGTGATTGGACAAAACACCGTTGACATCGCAAAAGCCGAAGCCAAAATTCAAAGTATCAACGCTTACGAAACACTTAACCAAGTCAAAGGTAAGATTGCCTATGACCTTGAGTTGTTCAATGGTTATGCGTTGGAGATAATTTGGAACAAAGCAAAGACGGCAATTGCTGAAATTTACCACATTCCTTTCAAGAATATCCGCAAAGGACTTGAAGGCGAGTATGTGTATTGCGAGGATTGGACTGACCGCAAGGCAGAACAAAAGCATTATGTTCCATTCAACGCAACCACACGAGAATCAAAGTCGCTTTATTATTGCCAATTCTACCGACCTGGTCAAGGTGAATATCCTTTGCCTGATTATGTTGGTGCATTGAAATATATTGAAGTTGACACCGAGATTTCAAATTACTATTTGAACTCAATCAAGAACGGATTCACGGCACAAACGCATATCCAGTTATTCAAGGGAATCCCAACACCTGAAGAAGCTCGTTCAACTGCAAGACGATTCAAAGAGAATTATCAAGGCACGGACAATGCTGGTGGTCTTATCATCCAATACAACGACCCACAAGAAAAAGAATCGGTGATCAGCAACTTGCAACCATCGGACTTTGACAAGCAATTTGACTTATTGAATAAGACCGTACAACAAGAGATATTTGTTGCACATAAGGTGAACTCACCAATGTTGTTTGGAGTGCGTGTGGAAGGTCAATTGGGTGGTCGTAGCGAGATGATTGAAGCGTATGAGATGTTCCAACAATCATACATTGAACCAAGACAACAAAAGATTGATGATACTTTGACTTATTTGTTTGAGTTCATCTCTCCAGTTCGCTTGGAAACCATTAATAAACCACCAATCGGATTGGATTATCAAGCGTTATTTACTGCCGGGTTGATTTCAAACGAAGAAGCTCGTCAAGAATTAGGACTTCCAGCACTTTCAAATGTGAAAGTGCAGTCATCATTGAACGATGCCATCAACGCTTTGTCACCTTTGGTTGCAAACAATGTATTGAGCAATATGACCATCAACGAGAAGCGTCAATTGGCTGGACTCAATCCAATCGTGGGTGGTGATTCTTTACCATCAGGAGCAGCCCCCGTTGCTTTCTCATCGGAGAATCCTTTCGGATGGAATGATGAAAGAGATTTGGCGGTGTTTATGCAATACGGTGAACCAGCGGAAAACTTTGAGCCAATGAAGTTTGACTTTGCAGATGCGATTGAATCAGCCATCTTGAATGTGTTGAAGGAAAACAAAGGTTTGCAAATTGGCGATATTGTAAACATCACGAAACTTGATCCACAAGTCGTGGTTGATACCATTGCAAAATTGAACGATGCCAAGTTGATCAAAGGATACAACGAAGGTCTTGAAGTAACCACAAAAGGATTGGATGAAATAAGTCAGTTGAAAACCGAAATTGTGGTTCGTTACAAATACTCTATCGCACCAGGAATCAAGGGCGGAATTTTACTTCCAACATCTCGTGATTTCTGCAAACAAATTGTTCAATCAAATCGTGTGTATTCCCGTGCGGATATTGATGCAATGTCAGCACAAACGGGAATTGATGTTTGGTCAAGACGAGGTGGATGGTATCACAACCCAACACTTGATGTCAATGTTCCACAATGCCGTCATATTTGGCAACAACAATTATTAAGGAGGTTGAAATAATGACAAACTTTGTATATTTCATATCAACAACCTATTTGAAGGACAACACACCTTTGAATGAGAATGTTGACGATAAGTTGCTGAAGTCAGCAATCAAAGAAGCTCAGGAAATCTACATCCGTGATGTGATTGGTTCGGGTATTTACAACCAGTTGCAGACACAAGCGTTTGCAAATACATTGAGTGCTTTGAATGTCACTCTTTTGGATTCATACATTGCACCTTGTTTGAAGTATTATACCTTGACTGAGGCGATGTTGCCAATGACATTCAAGTTGATGAACAAATCGGTTGCATCTCGTGAATCGGACAATGCTCGTGCCGTATCCGTTGAGGAGATGACATTGATTGAAGGCAGATATCGTGACAAAGCGGAATACTATGCAAATAGGTTGAGAGATTATCTCCGTACCAACACGAATGACTATCCGTTGTTCTTGAATCCCGGCAACACGATTGACACCATCAGACCGAAATCAACTGCATTCAGCGGAGGAATTTATTTACCACTAAGATATGACGATTGTTTCTTCAACTATGACTTCCCCCACGAGGACAAATAAGTGGCAAAAGAACAACGAAGCCAAACTTCTCAAATTCCTAAAAAATGACATTAAACCAAATAATCAAAAAGATTCAGACCGCAGCCGAAAGCCATAAAATGGTCGGAAAGTTTGGGGTAGGTCAGCAATCAAATTTGACGGTTGAGAATGTTGAATACTATCCGTTGGTTTGGTTGTATCCTGATGGCTTTAATTTGCAGTCAGCCGGGAAGTTGATGACATACAACTTTGCATTGCTTGTGATGGATCGTGTTTTTGAATCTGAATCCAACACAATTGAAGTTTTGTCGGATACTGCACAAATTATGTCAGACATTTTTGCGTTGGTAGAAACCAACACCGAATCCGATGGTGACTTTGAACTAAGCATCAGCGGAAACGCATCACCATTCTATGATTCAAAAACTGATATATTGGCTGGATATGCAATCAACTTCCAAGTTCTCACTCCTTATCTCAGCAATAGTTGCGTTGTACCTATTTAGTGTGATTTGGGCGATGTTTAATTTTGACGAACATCCGAAGCCAAAAACACTATTGAAGGTAGAAATGCACGAAAGAATTGTTGAACGTGAGAAAATCAAAAGAAGCGTTCTAATCAAATATCTGAATCACTTGGATACAATCTACCTTGACACATTCAAAAGTTCGTCAGTAGGTCTGAAACAAGCAATTGAGATACATCGTACACTTGACACAACTCTATGAAAAAAAACAACGTCATCAAAATTGACAAGCCGTTTGAACAAACGAAGGTTCTATTGATTTCTGATTTGCATTGGGACAATCCAAAGTGTGACCGACTAACTCTCAAGAAACATCTTGATCAGGCACTTGCCGGGAACAACGACATCCTAATCAACGGAGATTTATTTTGTTTGATGCAAGGTGCGTATGATCCACGAAAGAGCAAGTCAGACATCCGACCTGAACACAATGTTGCAAATTACTTTGATGCAATTATTGAAACTGCGGTTGAGTGGTTCACGCCCTATGCTCATTTGATTAAGCTCATCGGATATGGTAATCACGAAACAAACATTCTCAAACGCCAAGAAACCGACATCATTGAACGCTTTGTCACTTTGCTAAACTACAAAACTGGAAGCGATATTCAGGTAGGTGGATATGGTGGATGGATTCGTTACAATTTTAATTATGGTGAATTGAAAAAAGTGGTATCGTATAAGATGAAATATATGCACGGATTCGGTGGTGGTGGTGCGGTAACTCGTGGAACAATTCAACACAACCGGATGAGCGTAAACGTAGAGAATGCAGATGCCATTTGGATGGGACACGTTCACGAGGACTATGAAATGACCTACACGGTTGAATGCTTATCAAACAAGGATACAATCGTACTTCGTGACATCTTGATGATTCGTACTTCGGCATACAAAGAAGAATACGGAGATGGTTCAAAGGGTTGGCATATCGAAAGGGGTGCATCGCCTAAGCCAATCGGAGGTCGATGGTTGATTATGAATCCACATAGAGATGAAAATACAGGTCGCAAGATTGTTGCTTATACTCACAAAACAATCTAAAGGTTAAAAAAAAGAATATGGGCGTTATCCTAAAGGTTCAAATTGTTCACGAGCAGAAGAACGAAAATTGGATGGGTTTGATTGAAGGCGAATCAGACATCGTTGAAATTGTTGAAGATGGTGCGATTGATTCTGCACAAATTGTTGGTGTAAGTGCATACCACGAGTATTGCATTGTTTATATGCTCGGTGGTCATTCGTTTATACTGGAAGAAGAATATGATATATTTGTAAAGAAATGGATGCGGTCAACCCAAAACACTATAAGCAAGGATTGATTGAGTGCATTGATGCGATTGAATCAGCAACAACCAATAAAAAAGGAATCATCGCAGTTTGCACCGGGAACATAATCAAATACATTTGGCGTTGTGAGGACAAGAATGGTCTTGAAGATTTGTACAAAGCGAAGTGGTATCTTGACAAGCTGATTGAAACCAAAGAAAAACAATCGCCAAAAAATGCTACTTTGTAGAATGTGGTTCTTATTGTTTCTGATTCCTATGACCAGCAATGGACAAGTATTGATTGATACTTGTGTAATTCAAGAAGCAAACCACTATTTGGTGAAGGGTGCAATCGCAAGAAGGCAAGTCACCGTTCTTTGCAAAATCGTGACATCGGATTCCGTCATCATTCATCAGCAAGATTCTATCATCACCAAGCAAAAGACAAACATCGGATACTTGAAAGATGACAACAATGCACTTGTGAAGCGAAATAAAGCCATCTCACGCACTTTGTTGTCATATAAGATGCTGAGTGTAGTCCTAACCATTTTAAGCGTTGCAATGTGGCTGAAATAGATTTATCCAAATTGCCCGATGCACTTGATACTTATTTGGGTGACGCATCTCAAGGTTCACTCCTTCAGCAGATCATCATTGATTGGTGGAACAAGAAAGTCATTCCGCCGATTTGGGCAAACTTGGATGCCAATGGAACAAACGCATCATCCAAACTTCGCCAATCGTTTCAACCAGGAAGCATCACAAAGTCACCGACATCCATCAACACAATCTTGTTGGCTGAGGACTATTGGGAGTTCATTGAATACGGAAGGAAGCCAACACGAGGAGGACATATTGAAGGCACTCCGTACCTTTGGCAGTCGTTAAAAACTTGGATCAGTCAAAAGGGTATCAAACCAAGCGAAGGTCAAACATACGATTCACTTGCAAAAGCAATTGCCAAGAAGATTCACCGAAGCGGAACAAAGGCACAACCATTCCTTGAGAAGGCATTCACGGAATCCATTCAGATGGAATTGGTCAACGAGCTGAATGCAAGATTCGGGGATTTGATATTTTCGGAAGACATAAAAATCTAACAAAAAGAAAAGTTTATTTGCATTATTGAATTGTTTATTTTACTTTTGTGCCGTTATGGATTACGCAAAAGCAATTGAAACAATCAAACTGAAACGAAGACAAGGTCTTTTTCAGATTGTCGCACGGAAGACCGGAGTGTCACTTCCAACCGTTCGCAAGTATTTAGTCGATGGAAACATCGTTTCTCCAAAAGCAAAAGCAGTCATTGAGATTGCATTGAGGGAGGTGAACAATGATTGAGTTGGCAATCAATGGATGGATACTAACCTTGCAAGGTCGTATCAATGTAGAGAAGTATGTCTACACAATTGAAGCCGTTGATAATTGGCTTATCGCAAATCACATTGAAGAACTTGACGATTATGTCAATTCAACCACCAGCGGATTTGGTGATTGTTGTATCAAAGAATTTGACGGCATCAACTCAGAAGCATTCTTCAATGCTGAACCAACCAAATTTAAGGTTCTATTTATGATAGGACAAAGAACCAACTTTTTCTAAAAACAAAACTCTATGAATAAAAGCGAATCAATCAAGAACATTGCTGGTGCATTGGTAACATTCCAAGCATCGGTGAGCAAGGTCGGAAAGGAATCATCAAATCCTTTCTTCAAATCCAAGTATGCAAGTTTAGCGAACATACTGGATACCATTCAAAAGCCATTAAGCGAATGCGGATTGGCAATCACTCAATTCCCTGATGGCAATGCACTCACGACATTAATCATTCACGCTGAATCAGGCGAATGGATTGAATCATCGTATGTGATGCCGGTTGCAAAACAAAACGATCCACAAGCAATGGGAAGTGCAATCACCTATGCAAGGAGATATGCACTCGGTTCAATCCTAAACTTAAACATTGACGATGACGATGACGGAGAGAAAGCAATGGGAAGACAGTCAGCACCCAAGCGTGATGAACTTACACCAAAGCACTCTAGTTGGGCAAAAGCCGTTGAGCATTTGAAGACGGGTGGATTGATGACCGACATCACCACGAAGTTTGAAGTGAGTGAAGTGAATCAGAAACTTTTAATTGGCGAGAAATGAAACTTCAACTTCCAACAATTCACACTAATTTGACCGAAGACGATTGGCATCAATTGAGAAGCTCACGATTCACGGCATCTGAAATACACAAACTGATGGGTACTCCAAAAAACAAATCGGAGTATCTCTCAGAAACTGCAAAGACATTCATCTTTGAGAAGGCAGCGGAATACTTAACCGGGCAAAAAGCGGAGATGTATGGTCGTGCATTGGATTGGGGCAAGGAACACGAGAAGGAAGCGTTCCAATACTTTGCCCAAGATTCAGAAGAATTTTACACTTACTATGGTGCAGAAACATACACCTTCATCACCTATGGGGAGTGGGGTGGATATTCACCTGATGCACTCGGATGGCAATTGGTAGAGATTAAATGTCCTTTCAATTCAGGCAATCACCTTCAGAACTTTTTAATTACCAACAACGAGCAGTTCAAATCAAAACGCCCTGAATACTATTGGCAAGTTCAGATGGGTATGATTGCAACGGAAATGGAAGAAGCGTATTTCGTAAGTTATGATCCACGAATGCCACACGGAAAGAAGATGACAAGCACCTTGATCACTTTGGAGGAGGACATCCAAGAAATCATTGACGAGAAGTTGGCATCGGCTGGAGAACTATTTATGTCAATCACTAAGTAAATCGTTCATTCACCAACTCTACTATAAAATAAATTTGCAGAATAGAAAAATATGTTGTTAGTTTGATTTATGGATATGACACAAACACAAAATAACACAGTAAGATTTTACGAAGGAAGTTACCAGTACAAGACAATTTCCACCCATTTGAACATCTCACCTGATTTTATTCAAATGCAATTAGCAAAACAATTTGAATATCGTGCTACAAACGAATCACTTTGGGCAGAGGTAATTGTTCACGGAGTTACATCAAGATTTGAACTTGACTATCACAACATTAAATTAATTCAATTATTCTAAAAAACACGGGGGTGAGCAATCATCCCCTTAATTATAAAACTATGGATTTGATATTCTTAATCGTAATTACACCCATCACCATTGCGGTGATGTTCGTGTACTGGAAGTTGAAACAATACTTCCGTGACTTTGACAACTTGCCTGAAGCATCACCGTATGAATTTGAAAGGGACAACTACATCCCCGAATTTGATACATACACGAAGGCAATCTATAAACACAAATTTTATAAAGGAAAAACCAAATGATACAAAATTACTTAATTATCGGAATGGCAATCTTGTTTGTCATCACCCTTCTCCAGTTACACAAAGCGTCTGAAGAGAAAGATGAATTACTTGAAAAACTATCAAACAAGAATCGTTTGATTTGGGATTACGAAACTGAACTTCTTGAAATCCGTTCAAAGATTGCGGAAGCAAATGACCGTGCAAAAACTTGGGAACTACAAGCCAACTTTTTAAAGGAACTAAACGATGACAAAAATCAAAGCACTCGTGGTAAGAGCATCAATAAATGAGATTGTCAAATGGCGTGTGTACTTCGCTGGGGAACTACTCGCCACCTTTGAGAATGAAACCGATGCAATCTATTATGCAAACTTTATAGACCGACAATGAACACGAAAGAAATGGTTGCGTATTTATTGCAACACAAACCCGAAACGAGGGATTGCGATATTAAACTGATGGCGGTCATTTACCGAAGGTTGTGCGATGGGAAGGACTTCTTCACGGAATTTGAAGCAAAGAGATTGCCATCACCGGAAACCATCCGCAGATGGAGAGCGAAGCACCAGGAGGAGAACGAGGAATTGCGTGGAGTGAATTACGCTGATCGTCACAAATCGCAATTAAGAGTGAAAAAAGAATTGGGATATTCCGTGTGATGTATTATATTTGAACTGTTAACTGGTATGTAGAAGATGCCGAAAGTTAAACCCCTATTTCCCTTTTGAATCGTGTGTACTTCTACTACTACGATTTGAGAGGGATTTTTTTATGGCTAAAGACAAAAAATCATTTCTACTCTATTGCGATCAACAAGGAGTATTCAACAAACTACCTGATGAAATTGCGGGTAAATTAATCAAACACATCTTTGCATATGTCAACGATGAAAATCCACCGTGTGATGACTTACTATTAACCATCGCATTTGAACCCATTAAAACGCAACTGAAGAGGGATTTGCGTAAATATGACGATTACATTGATAAGCAAAAGTTTAATGGTGCAAAAGGTGGAAGACCAAAGAAGGATGAAATAACCCAAATAACCCAACCCTTTTTTGAAGAACCCAAAAAAGCTGATAATGTAAATGCTAATGATACTGCTACTGTAAATGATATAAAAGTAAATAAGGGTTTTATCAAACCCACTATTCAAGAAATCGAAATCTATATGGCTGAAAAAGGAATGGAGAATCTCGCAGAGCGTTTCTTCTATTTTTATGAAGCTAAAGGTTGGGTGATTGGCAAGAACAAAATAAAGGATTGGAAGTCGTGTGTTATGACTTGGAAAAAAAATTCTACAAATAATCTAAGTACTCCACAAATTATCAACCGAAAAGTGTTTTCTTTGAAAGAATATGATGAACGAACTTGAGGACTACATAATCGGTCAACTACTATTCTACGACCAAACTCGTGCAATGTTGCCGAGAATCAAATCGCAATGGTTTGAAACACCACTCAACAAACGGATTGTTGAGGTGATGTTGGAGATGTACATCAACAACGATGAGATTGATGTGCTGACATTAGGCAAAAAGTTTAATCGTGCGGAGATGGTCACAATCGTTCAACTCACTCAGAATGTTTATGGAATGCCAAACATCAGCAGTCACCTTCCAGCACTTGAACACAAGTACCTTAAAAAACAATTCGTTGAGAACATCACAAACTTGGATTTGAACGCTGACTTAAAAGAGATACTCACCAATGTTCAAACAATGGTTGACAACACCAAGTTCACAACAATCAATGATCCCGTGCAGATTTCAGCAGTTACCAACAAGACCGTTGATGCAATTATTGAGGCGGTGCAAAGAGGTGACAAGCTCACGGGAAGACAAACGGGATGGGCTGGACTTGACCGGGTATTGGGAGGATGGAACAACGGTGATTTGATTGTGATGGCTGCACGACCTGGACAAGGCAAAACGGCACTTGCTTTGTCGCTGATGTATGACTTCGCCAAGATAGGTGGAAAGGGTTTGTTCTTGTCGCTGGAGATGAGCAATGAGCAACTTGTCAAAAGATACTTGTCATTGATCACCGACCTTGCAAATTGGAAGATTAGGAATGCCAACCTTCGCGAGTTTGAGGTTGAGCAACTTATTAATTCAGCAAACAATCAGACCGTGCAATTCTACATTGACGATGATCCAAATTGCAGTATTCAACAAATCAAATCCAAAGCCAAGATTCACAAAGCAAAACACGGACTTGAGTTGTTGGTGATTGATTACATCCAGTTAATCAAAGGAACAAAGACAAATCGAGAACAAGAGATTGCAGAAATATCAAGAAACTTAAAATTGCTTTCTAAGGAACTAAATATCACCGTCATAGTGTTGGCACAGTTATCACGCAAATGTGAGGAGAGAGCGGACAAGAGACCGATGCTGAGTGATATCCGTGAGAGTGGAAGTATTGAACAAGATGCGGATGTTGTGATGTTCCCATTTCGCCCGGCATACTATTCAGGTGAGAAGCTCCAGCAAGAAGAAGCCGAACTGATTATTGCAAAGAATCGTCACGGTGAATGCTACACAATCAAAACGACATTCATCGGTGAACGCACAATGTATGAAGAACGACTATGAACCACTACCAAGAAACCCACCTACTAAAACAAGAAGTTAAACGCCTTCGGGGTGTTGTTGCCGAACTTAATCAGAAACGAATTGACGAGGTCAAGAAACTCAAAGACGAAATCATCAACCCAAGATGCAAGATAAACGAGATAGATGCGGAATGGACTGAAGCAATGCGAGTTGTTTCAATCGTGTATGATGTCACACCTGATGCAATCGTTGACAAGGTACGCACTCAAAACATTATGGATGCTCGGCACTTGTTTTGCTATTTATGTAGAAAGCATTTGAAGATGACCTATCTTTCCATCGGCAAGATTCTTCATCGTGATCACTCAACCATCATCAACTCCGTGCAAGTGTACGAATCCCTTGTAGAATATGACCGAACAACCAACAAATTATATGTCGAATCTCTATCCTTACTGGGTTTGCATTTGCACGAAAGGTCTAAGCTCGTCAATACATATTCTCCGCTCTGAGGATGAGATGTTGCGTATAAAGAAAAAATACGAAAAGAATGGTTATATTTGTAGTATTGAAAAGAAAATGTGAAAAAAGCGGAAATCATAGAGGAACTCTCGAAAGCTGAATGGCTAACCAAAGCCACCAAGAACATTGCCAAAGGGAACGAGTTGGCACGGGAACTCTATCAATTCTATTTTCTGACAATACTTGAAAAACCTGATGAACAAATTGAAAAGATATACAATGACGGATACATCCAGTTTTGGACAATCCGTCTTTTGTACCTTTGTATCAACGGCAACCGGCATCCCTTTGGTGAATCTCGCATATATGATTCGCTGGATGTCTACGACCTTAATCTATCCCAAGAACCCGACCTTCTTTTTGAAAGAGAAGAAGAAGAACTAATCGAACAAAAACGAATCAACAAAATAAACCAGGTAACTGAATCAGCATATTTCTATGAAAGGGAGTTATTCAAACTTTGGTGCAGCGGAATGTCAGCAAGGGCAATTCATCGCCAAACGGATATTTCAGTCAGAGAGATTCTGCGTGTAGTAAAATTAATGAAAGAAAGATGTACAACGAAATAATTGGAATTGCTTGTCTAAGCATCATCATTGTCAACTTCGGCAAACCAGCCGACTTGCTCAAACGCTATATCTACGGAAGCGACTTCTCCAAATGGAAACGAATGAAACCACTTGACTGTGCTTTCTGCCTATCGTGGTGGTTGGGATTGTCATTTTTTATATACACCTACGGATTTGTGGGTATCTTGTACGCATCCATCGCAACCGTCATTGTCGCACTCCTTGAAACAAAACTATGATAGAATTCATCCAGTCACTTCGCCCGGCATACGAGATCTACAAAAAGACACTCGTGTTCCAATTAACGCCTGAGCAATCCGCACAACTTCAGAATGTACATCGTGAGATATTTGGTCGCAATGTTCCAAACTGCTCAACTTGTGTGATTGAGTCGGTGTTCTCACTTTTAATTTGGGCAGACCAAAAAGCAATTGAGTTGGCACAACTTGCCGATGATGAGCAGAAACCAAAACGCAAACGCAAATGAGCAACAATAAACAAAGTATGATACTATACACAGAAGAACAAGTAGAACGGGCAATAGATTTAGCCAAAAGAAATGTTTCCAAAAATAGAATTGTTGAATCATTAACACCCATCGAACTACCAAGTGATGAGGAGATAGGTGAATTTATAAACACATTTCCCTACACTAAACACCTTGACGATGGACAATTTAATGATGGGGTAATCTATGGTGCTACAATTGGAATAGATTGGATGCGTAATAAAATACAAGGAGGTAACAAATGAAAATTAATAATGGAGATGTATTTGACATAGGGCAAACAGTAAATGGCGTAAGCAAGTTTCTTTGGTTCAACAACACTTGGTATTACTTTGAAGAAAGGTTATCAAGGGAATATGAATACGACCAAGATGAATTAACAAAAACTGTACATAACTATAATGACCTTGAAGAAATTACATTTATTAAAAACATATTTAACGAAACATTTGGAGGTAACAATGAGCAACAATAAACAAAGTAGCGTGGATTGGTATTCGGTTAAAAGAGATGTTTTGGAAATCGAAGTAAGGTTAGGCAAACTTTCTGCAAATGAATATGCAGAAGAACTGGCAAAAGCAGAACAACAAGCCAAAGCAATGCACAAGGAGGAAATAATGAATGCAAGTGAAGCGGGATTTGATGATGGAAGTGGTTTTATTGAAGACATAAAATATAAGAATCCAGAACAATACTACAACGAAACATTCTCAGATGAAAGCAATAATTGAATTTGACCTACACGAAGAACGCCAAGAATTTGAAGATTGCACAAACGGATGGAAGTGGAAGTGCATCGTATCAGAAATTGACAACGAGTTGAGAACACGGACAAAGTACGCATCCGATGAAACGCCTGATGAAGTTGTTGATGCACTCGTCAAGGTTCGTGACTTTATTCGTGAATTGCTAATTGAGGAAGGATTGACAATTTGAAAAAACACACGATGGTATATTTTAACCACTTCGGATATGACATCAGCTCATTCATAGATTGTGAAGTGTGCGGGAAAGTTGGTAACGACTTACACCACATCGAAGCAAGGGGAATGGGAGGAACAACAACCAAAGATGTCATCGAAAATCTGATGTGTTTGTGTAGAGAGTGCCACATCAAATATGGGGACAAGAAGCAATACAAGGACTTCTTGAAATGCAAACACGCAGAAAGATTAATTCGGGGATAATTCGGAGATATGGCAACACAAGAGAAGCAACCACACGGAGGAAGTTTGACAAGACCAGCGAAAGGAGAAGTCCTGAATCCGCACGGCAGACCAAAGAAATTGGTTACCCTATTGAAAGAAATCGGGTATCAAAAGAGTCAAGTCGAAGACACCGTCAACACGATGCTCGTGATGTCACGCAAAGACCTTGAAGCCATCGACAAGGGTGACGAATACACCATCCTTGAACGAATCATTGCCGGTGCGTTATTAAAGTCGCACGACAAGAACTCTTTGTTTAACTTGGAGACGCTACTCACTCGTTCACAAGGCAAACCGAAAGAGACCATTGATCAAACAATACAATCAAAAAACTTTACAATAACTTTGAATCTCGATGAAAAAAACTTGGAGAGGTGAGGACACATTCCCACCGTATGACGGAGAACTTAAACTCGTTGCAACCTTTGATGGCGAAATCAAACTTGCTCGGTACAATGGAGATATGTGGATTGACGAGAACACGATGTCTTGGATTAATGTGATGTACTGGATGCCAATCCCAATTCTACCAAACGAATGAAACTCCTTATTCTAACTGACGGAATCAATGGTGTTGTTTACCACCGTCTATTCACACCACACCTTCGGATGCAGATTGATGGACACGCAGATGTCAGCGTTTGTCAATCTGCAGAAGAATGGCTCACACTTGACTATTCTCAATTTGATGTGGTTGTGTTCTCACGATGGCTTGGTGCAAAGCATTATGATGTCTTGAAGAAGATTGCTGATTCAGGCACTCCCTATGTCGTGGACATTGACGACTATTGGGTGCTTCCTAAATACAACCCGGCATATTGGGCATATCGCAAAGGAATCAAACAAGGCGTGAAAGATGCAATCAATTACGCTGATGCGGTGATCACCACAACACCAGCACTTGCAAAAGAGATTCGTCAAATCAACGAGAATGTCATCATCGCATCCAACTGTTTGGACTACACACACAAGCAATGGGAAGCCGTGCCATCAGAACGCACCGACAAAGTGAAGGTCGGATGGGTTGGTGGAGTTACACACGAGGAGGACTTGAAATTGATTGCTGACCAAATCAAAGGACTTGACATTGAGTTCTACATCTGCGGTTACACACCAGGAGAGATTTGGAATCGCATTGCCAAGAGTATGCCCAATGCAAAGATTGTGGAAGGCACATCGGTGTTTGAATATGGTGAAGTGTACAAGCATTTTGACATTGTGATTGCACCGTTGCAAGACAACAAGTTCAACCAATGCAAATCTGAGCTGAAGATTGTGGAAGCAAGTGCTTATAAGAAGCCAATCATTTGTTCTGCGGTGTATCCGTACTTATACCATCAAGCGAATGACGGGGTGTTGTTGGTAACTCAAAACGATTGGCGGACTGCGATTCAGAAACTGATTGATGTTGGTCACTCGGTTCGTCAGTCAATGGGATTGGCAAACTACGACTACTGCCAAAAGCATCACAATCTTGAACTTCACAACCTTACTCGTTTAGCACTTTACAAATCGTTGTGCAAATAAATTACACACGACCATATCTGACGAGTTACCAAAAGGACATCCTTGATTGCGAGGAGAGGTTCACGATTACTGCTGCGAGTACAAAAACGGGAAAGACGGCATCCCATATCATTTGGCTCTTTGAACAAGCACTCCAATGCAAGGATGGTCAGTCGGTGTGGTGGGTTGCCCCAGTATACCAACAAGCGGAGATTGCATTCCGAAGGATGAAGAACCAAGTCACCGACAAGAACTTCTTCTTGAGCAACGAAACAAAACTATTGTTGACCTTGCCAACTGGATCACGCATAGAGTTCAAGAGCGGAGAGAAGCCGGACAACTTGTATGGTGACGATGTATATGCTGCCGTGATTGATGAAGCATCAAGGATGCGTGAGGAGAGTTGGTATGCACTCCGTTCAACGCTGACTGCTACACAAGGCAAGTGCAAACTCATCGGGAATGTCAAAGGTAAAAAGAACTGGTTCTATAAATTAGGCGAGAGAGCAAGGCAAGGAGAACCCGAATACAAGTATTTCAAAATAACGGCATACGATGCTGCAAGGGAAGGCATCATCTCGGAATCAGAGATTGAACAAGCCAAGCGAGATCTACCTGATTATGTCTTTCGTGAATTATACCTTGCAGAACCAGCCGATGACAAATCAAATCCGTTTGGCATAGATGCAATCCGCAAATGCTACCGACCTATTTCATCAATGCCCGTTGTTGCTTGGGGAATTGACCTTGCCAAATACTCGGATTATACGGTTATTATTGGTATGGATGCGAATAATTGCGTATCATATTGCGAACGATTTCAAGCCGATTGGTCAGTCACTCAAGCACGGATTGTCAAACTGATTGGAAACACACCATCGTTTGTTGATTCAACTGGAGTGGGTGATCCTATCGTGGAACAACTACAACGACTTTGTCAAAGAGTGAAGGGATTCAAGTTCACAAGCCAAAGCAAACAACAACTCATTGAAGGATTGGTGATGTCGGTTCAACAAACCGATGTGTTCTTTCCTGAAGAACCGATTGGCTCGGAGATGGAGAACTTTGAATTTGAATACACAAGAACTGGTGTGCGATATACTGCACCCGCTGGACTACACGATGACTGCGTGATGGCTCTCGCACTTGCCGTTGATTGCAAAACTCATAATAGACCAGGAACATTTTATTTTGCATAGTGTAAAAAATGCACATTGCTCAAACCGTTACAAACTGAAACGCTATGAATTGGAAAAACATAACCATCCACCAACTGCAAGAGATTCACTCTTGTCGTGATATGTCTGACCTTGAACGGCAGATGAACATACTTGCCATTGCTTTGAATCTTTCAATGGATGAGGTTGAATCAATGACTCTTGACAAGCTCACAACCGAGTTTGCAAAGTTGTCGTTTCTCAATGACCTACCAAAAGCACCGATTCAGTTTATGTTCAAACTGCGTGGTCGTTATTTCAGATTAGCCAAAACGCCTAACGAAATGTGTGGTCACCACTTCATTGAACTCCAGCAAGTATTTAACGGAGATGTGATTGAATCGCTTCACAAGATTGTTGCATTGCTATCGGTGGAGGTTGACTTCTTTGGAAGGAACAAGAAAGTCGTTGATGCTCAGGCACACTATGAAGACAAGTGCAGTTTGATGATGGCGTTGCCGGTTCCACTTCCGTACACCTATGCTCTTTTTTTTTTGGAAGTTTATCCCGAATTATTGAAAAATATCCTTTGCTCTTTGAAGGAGGAGATGAAGGATATGACCGAGCAGTTGACCAAAGCCCAATAGTTTGGCTTGAGATAGTTGACAAGATTGTCAAAGGTGATCGCACCAAATGGGATTACATTCTTGATATGCCGTTGATAGAATTTCTCAATGCGATGGCGTTCTACAAAGCCAAGACAAAGGAACGGCAGAAACGATTGGAGGATGCTGCCGGGAAAGGATTCAATCCGTACATTGTTGCTTGTCTCAACGAGATGTTGTAACAAATTTAGGTGGTTATATGTTACGGCAGAATTCCTAAAAATTGCCAATTTATAGGATTATTGGGAAGATTGGGAAGATTGGGAAGATTGCAATTAACCAATGGATTCTGCAAAATGGGTGCAATCCAATAAAAGTGGGGGCATTTGGAACGAATAACCATCAACGCTATTTTTGTATGTGGCTTTATCAATTACCCAACAACCCGATTCATACCATCCAGGATTCAATGACACCAACTTTGTCATCACGGAATCATCAGGTGGTATCTACACAAAGGACAATTTCAAGTTCATTGCAGATGTAAAGATTGCCGCAACAACTGTTGCCAAACTCAAAGCACCGATTTACTATGGAAGTACAAACAAGGGGGTGTTCAACATTGGTCGCATCCTTGAGAGTTATGTGAGCAACAATTGGTCGTTCACGGATACATCTCCAAGCGGGTGCGTTGATTCATTCAGCGATTACAAGGTGGAGTTTGGGTATGAGTATTCACCATCAGCAACGGGAACAATCACCGAGTATTTGAACTTGACTTCCGCAACTGGAACGATTTGGAACGCTGCCTTGAATCCGTTTGATTTGGTCACTTACGCACAAGCTCAATATCTTGCCACATCATCATCAGCAAAGTTCTTGACAAATGTCAGAACGAGATACATCCATCGCACTCAGAAGGATTGGTTGTATGCTTTGAAAGGAGATGCCACAAGCGTTGTAATTACCTACTCCGATGCAAGTACCCAAACATTCACATTGCCTTCATCTAAGGTCGTGAGAATTCCCGTTGGGAGTCAATTGACAATACCCGGTGGTGCAACCTTCTTTGATGTCGTGTTGAAACTTGGGGGAACTGCAAAGTCAGAAACATATCGCATAAACATCAAAGACGAGTGTAGCAAGTACGAAACAACGGATATCTTCTTTATGAACCGACTTGGAGGATTTGATTCCTTCCGTTTCAATATGGTCAGACGAGATACATTTGAGGTGGAGAGAAAACAATTTCAGCAGAACCCATACACACTTGGTGCAACATACGGTTATTCAACAAGCGTTCGCACTCGCACAAACTACCATACCAAAGCAAGTCAGAAAATCAAGTTGAATTCAAACTGGATAGATGACACCGAATCCGCTTGGTTGCGTGATCTGATTGAATCTCCAGTTGTTTATATGTATGACGGTACTTTGTATGCAGTCAACATAGACAATGCAGTATACGAGCAAAAGAAGGGTGTGCAAGATAAGATGTTCAATCTTGAGCTTGACATCACCTTGTCATTCGCTGACAAATCACAACGTTTATGATAGATATTTATGTTGCTCTTCCCGTTGGCATCGCAAAAACCAACAATGTAGAATGGCAAAACGCACTTGAACTTTGGGAGAACTCTGCCGTTGTTTGGGAATCATCTTTCGGTGGTCAATACATTACGGGGAAATTGGAAACCTTTGATGATGTGAGTATCTTGATTAACCGATCAATTGCAGACATCCGAGAACCTGATGCAAGGTCATCCGATTGGACAAAGACAATTGAGTTGCCTGGTACTAAGACAAACAACATAATCTTCTCGCACTTGTTTGAGGTAGAGCAAACCATTCAGGGATCAACGCAGTTTGCACCTGATTTCAATCCAAATAAGAAAGCGGATTGTATCATCTATGTTGACGGCATTGAACAATTGAGGGGATTCTTGAGATTGGTACAAATCCGTGTTGACGATTCAACTCACATCACCTATGAAGTAACTTGTCACGGACAAACTGCTGATCTATTCACGACCATTGCAGACCGTAAACTGAACATATTGTCATTCCCCGAATACAATCACACATTGTCAAGTGGAAACATCATTGATTCTTGGGATACGCAGATAGTAAAAAACGGAAGTCCACAAGCATTTGCCTATGGAAGTGGGTATGTTTATGCGATGATTGACCGAGGATATTCAGGATTGAGAAACATCACACAATGGGAAGCAGCGTGGTTCACCCCTTGTCTATATGCAAAGACAATCGTTGATAAGATATTCACAAATGCTGGGTATTCGTACACAAACGATTCGTTCTTTAATACTGACCGATTCAAAAGATTAATCATTCCGCCACCAAACGGATTGACGGGAAACTCGGCATTGTTGACACAACGATTGTTCAGGGGATCAAGAGCAACAACAAGTCAGAGTTTAGATTTGGGAACTACCTTGATATTCAACAACGATTCAACGGGTGGTAACTTTGACAATGGCGGAAACTACAATCCGACAACCGGTCAATACACCGCACCGATTGGTGGAGCATACAATTTCTTGATTGAATTTGGTATGCAGTTTATGATTACCGGTTATGCTCCAGTTGTTACGCCTGATATATTTGCTTTGTTTGGCTTGTATGTCAACGGAGTTTTGAAGTCAACTGCAACCATCAACATTGATGCAGCGAATCAGCCATCATCGGAATATATTTACCTGACATCGCCAAGCGTTGCAACGGGGGATTTAATTGACATCAGATTGGTTCAGATTTATGACCAAGCAAATGCCAAGAATTTGACAAACGCCTTATTCAGTTTGACTATGGGCATCGGATCGTTTATGGAGAATAACCAAAACGCTTTCAACTTTGCATACAACGAAACGGTTGAATTCTCTATATTCTTAAACTCGGAAGTCAAGCAAAGCGAGATGCTGATGTCGTTTGTCAAGATGTTCAACTTGTACATTGAACCAAGTCAAGACCAACCAAAGGTTCTGAGGATTGTTCCCCGTGATGATTTCTACAATGGAGTGAATGTCGATTGGACAAAGAAACTTGACTATTCACAACCCGTTGAGATTATTCCGATGGGGGATCTTGATGCAAACCCGTATGTGTTTAGTTACAAAGACGGAGCAGATGAATCGAACAAAGAATATCAGGAGAACTATCAATCCACATACGGATCACGGACATACAAAATTGACAATGACTTCGTAAAAACGGAGAAGAAGATTGACATCATTTTTTCACCTACCCAAATAAAGAACTACGACAACGGACAAAAGAACTTTGTCTTGAGTTATGTCGAAGCTCAAAAGGATGGCGATTTGAGAATTTTGTACTATGCTGGAACGCAGAACAATGTATCTTGGAGATTCTACGCACCATTCTACGGAGTTGGAAACTTCCCGTATGTAGTGCAACGAAAACTGCCGTTGACAATCCACTATGACAACATCGAAAATCCGACCTTTGACATACTATTTGGTATGCCGAAAGAACTTGGTGTTGGTGCTGGTTATAAGTACGGCAACTCAAACCTTGTCACAAACTACTATTATCGTTTCTTGACGGAAATCACCAACAAGAACTCGAAGATTGTACGAGCTTATTTTAGAATCACCCCATTGGATTGGTTGAATTTACGATTCAACAATTTGTATTTCTTTGAAGGTCAGTATTGGAGATTGAACAAGGTGACCGATTACAATCCCGTTGAAGACGGAGTGTATGAATGTGAATTCCTTCTTGCTCAATTTATCCCACCGGCAATCATCACAACAAAGAAGATTGGTGCTGGAACGGGGCAAGGACAAGAAACGGAAACATACGGAGATATTTATCCAGGTGGAAGCAATCCAATCAAACCGGGTATTCGTGGAGTGAATATCGGTGGCAGCACGGGTGGTGGTGGCGGTGTATTTACTGGTTACGATATTGTGCAATCTTCGGATGGTGCAAACAATTCAGGTCTTGGATTACGGAGAGTAAGTTATTCAATGGGTGCTGAGGGAAGTGTTGCATTGGTATGCACGGACTTTGAAGTCAGCAAACCTGATACACTCTACATCGGCAATTACGAGATGTATCCAAACTATTTGAGTGGAGGAGCAGTTCAAACCGTATCAGCAAATTACTCGGCAACCAAAAATGATTGGTTGATAATAGCAAGTACAACAATGGGCAATTTTACAATTACCTTACCTGATCCAACTGGACTAAGTGGAAAAACTTGGGTAATTAAAAAGCCATTAGCCGGACATCAAGTTACCATTGACACCGCAACTGCTGCACAAATTGATGGCAGCGATTCACACACACAAACATCAGCACATTCATACGATGTCATCACTACTGATGGCGTTCAATTTTACATAATAGCAGAAGGACACTAATGGCACTAAACGCAACGATTGACTTAACCGTCAAAAAACCTGACTTCAAATCAATGAAGTCCGAAATAAAGGAACTGACCATTGCAGCTCAACAAGCGGTGATGGAGTTCGGAGAGTTCTCACCTGAAGCCGTCAAAGCGGAAAAGGCACTTGCCGGTGCAAGGGATAGGATGGAGGATTTCAATGATCGTGTGAAAGCGGTCAATCCTGATAAGTTTGCGAGATTGAACACCGTTGTGATGGGCGTTGCAAATGGATTCCAAGCAGCACAAGGGGCAATGGCTTTGTTTGGAACTGAATCAAAGGACTTTGAAAAGACAATGATCAAATTGCAAGGGGCAATGGCATTGACACAAGGTCTTGAGGGATTAGGAAAAGTTCAACAACAATTTACTGCAATTGCAAAAAGCATAGGCGGTGCATTCACGGGGATGGGTCAAATGATTGCTGCTGGATTCAAAGCCGGTGCAACATCAGCTCAAATGTTCAAATCAGTTCTTTCAACATTGGGTATTGGTGCAATCATTATTGCGGTTGGCTATTTGGTTGACAAATTTTTGGCAATGAAAGATGCTGGAGGGGAAGCAGCAAAAGCATTGGCAGAAGTCAGCAAAGAGCAAAGAAGATTAGCTGGTGAAATTCAAAAATTAGGTGAAACAGAACTTGAGACAAACATCAGGTTACTCGCTGAAACAAAAGCGACAAGGGAAAAGCATAACAAGGATATGAATCTTTTGTTTGATGACTTGAATCGTGCTACTAAACAAAAAGATAAGGATGCAATCAATGTAAGGATTCAGCAAGAAACCGTGAAAGATACTGCACTTGAACTTCAAGAAAAGCAATATCAGAAGAACATTGACAAAATCACAACCGATGCTGCAAATGCTGCAAAAGCAAAACAAGACAAACTTGATGCAGATGCAAAAGCGGAAACCGAAAAGAAACGCCAAGAACGACTTCAAAGGGAAAAAGATGCAGCAGCAGAACAACAAAGGATTCTTGATCAAACCAATTCCGCACGACTTTCTGCAAACGAAGCAGAAAGGCAAAAAGAATTGGCAATGATTGATGATGAAGGAGAAAGGATTCAAAAGGAATATAGCAATAAACTTGCTGCATTAAAAGAAGCACAAATTGAAGAACAAAAAGCAGCCAAAGGGAACAATGATGCGTTGGCGTTAATCAATAAAAAATACAAGGATTTAGAAATTGTTGCAACTGCTGAAGTTGATGCCGCAGAACTTGACCTTGCAAAAAAGAATTCAGCCGAAGCCATCAAGATTGCAGATGAAGAAGCCAAAGCAAAAGCCGACATTGACAAAAAGGCAACTGAAGATGCTTTGCTCAATCAAGAAGCATTGATGACTGCCAAAGCGGAAATGGTTCAGGCAACAAGGGATGCCGTATTGGCACTTGGTGGATTGTTCAAAGAAGGTAGTGACGCAGCAAAAGCCGCAGCATTGGTTGATATCGCAATTGGAACGGGTGTTGGATTTATCAACGCATTGGACATCGCACAAAAAGGAGCAAAGGCAACCGGACCAGCAGCACCATTTGCATTCCCTATATTCTACGCATCACAAATTGCAGCAGTATTGGGAGCAGCAAACAAAGCAAGAGCAATCTTGAAAAGTGGCAAAGGTGGTGGGGCAGCATCAGCACCATCACAAATGGGTGGTGGAGGAATGCCACAAATGTCAGCACCAAACATCAGCTCATCACTTCCTTCAGTAAGCGGATTTGATACAAAGGTATTTGTGACTGAAGGTGACATCCGCAGAACAACTGATCGTGTGGATACTACGAGAAAAGTATCCGTTGTCAAATAGTGCTATTTAAGAAAGATGAAGTTACCAGTTTACAAATTAGACATCAATGAGTGGGATGAGGAAACGGGAATCGAGTTCGTTTCTTTGGTTGAAAACGCAGCCATTCAAAAGGACTTTCTTGCATTCCACGATGAATTGCATATCTACGGATTTACACCTGATCACTTTGACCAATGCCCAACGGCAAATGCTATGTTCAAACACCTGGTCGAAATGAATGTAGGTGATGATGAGCAAGGGATGATTCGTTCTGCTGCTCAAATTGCCGATAGTATATTCAAGATTGAACACGATGTTGAGATGAATGGCAAAGCAACCTTGAGAGATTATGAAGAGGCGTTTGTTTTGCTTGATGACTTCAATGACCTGATGAAAGAGATTGATGAGTTGATTGGTATGGAACACGATGTTGAATATATGGGTGAACACATCGCAACAATCAAATCATATTTGGAAGAATTTGCCGAAGTTGGTGAAAGAGGTGGAATCAATCCATCTGACAAAGCACCAAAAAGTGATACACCAAACAAGAATCCAAAAGGCGAAGGAAGTGCAGAAGGTGATGCAAGTGGAAAGCGTGGAGCAAAGGTGACTGCCGAGCAAGAGAAAACATTGCAAAATAAAGTTGATGAGTTCAATGACCGGGAAGCCAACATCAAAAATGGCAAGGCAACTCTCGGAGCTTTGAAGTCGGTATTTCAGCGAGGATTGGGGGCATTCAACACCAGCCATTCGCCAAAGGTCAAATCTGCAGAGCAATGGGCGTATGCAAGAGTTAACGCATTCTTGTACTTGCTGAAGAACGGCAGACCTGAGAATCCGAAATATGATACCGATTATGACTTACTTCCAAACAAGCATCCCAAAGCATTCGGGTTTGCAAGTTATACGGATTATCCTGAAGGTGCGAAAGCAAATGCCGAAAGAGGTATCCGATTGAACGAGGAGAACGGCAACAAGTGTGCAACTCAAGTCGGCAAGGTGAGAGGTCAACAATTAGCACAAGGTGAACCAATCAGCGATGAAACCGTTCAACGAATCTATTCATACCTATCAAGAGCAAAAGAATACTACAACGCAGACGATGAAACCGCTTGTGGAACTATCTCATATTTGTTGTGGGGTGGTGAGGAGATGTTCCGTTGGACTGAACGCAAATTGTCAGCGAGTAAATTTGCCATCCAAGACGAGGAGAAACGAATCGTTACTGGTGCAGCGATGATTGCTGATCTACCCA